GCTACCAGTTCTGTGCAAAGAGAATTCAATGAAGATGAATTCAGCAGCACGAATAGGCTGTACACCAATTCTTGCTCTCAATTCGTTACGGTCAATTACATCAGGTGGGTTGAGTTCAGAATCACACTGTACTCGGAAGTCGCTTACTCCACGACCAACCTGAACTTCTGTCAATATGCCTGTGGCAATTCTTACAAATTTCTGCTCTAGTTCGTCATCGTGTGGATCGAACAATAGCTGGCGACTTGCAGAACGAATTCGTTTTTCGATGTAGAACATCAAGCGACGAACGTTGATTCTATCAAGTGCTGTTGGAGTTCTTTGTAGCGTCTTTTGTCCCCAGATAACAAATCCGTTGGAATCAACGAACTGTATGATTGGGTTGATACAATTTCTGTATCCATACATCAAATCACGTTCTTCTAGGGTTGGACGAGAGAACACATCCAAGATGTTAGGTACAATACCACGAGTTTGACCGGCTGGTGCCCACCAAGGAGCAGCCAATTGGTCACTTCGTGCGATTGTGGCCATTACAGAGCCACTTGGTGGTGCCCAAACATCAATTGCATTGTAATTATCACGCAACTTGACCCAAGGCCAGTATAGAGCACCAAAATCGGAATCGAATCTCACATCATTTAGTGGGTGTACACCATTTTGCCATGCGACAATTTCGTTCACCGTGAAACCGAATGGACTGTCAACAACAGCCAAGCAGTCACTTCGAACATTACCTGACAAATCCAACAAGGCTAGCACAACTGCTGTCGAGGAGTGACCCGGTACAGCAATCAAGTCAATGTCGATTTGCTCTGGTTCGCTCAAAGCGTATAAACCAGTGTAAGATACATTGTTACCAATCAAGATTTGGTCTTGTCTGTCAGGGTCTGCTGGAATACCATCAGTACCACCAGACAAGTTATAAGTTCCATCTAGTGGAGGTGCAGCATTGGCTGTGTTGTCGGTTACACGAATCCAATCACTCACCACTGACAAGAAGGTTTCAACATAATAAGTTGAAGACTCGTCTTTAACCAATGGCCCCCAAGCTTCTACTTGATTACCATTGTTGAAAATTTGAATGTTGAAGTTACCTTCACGAATATTGTTCTGAATGACGATTTGTGTTGCATTTCCATCAATACCAGCGGAATCTGCGGTGACAGTGAAAGTGATAGCACCTGTGCTGTTGGAATCGCCGTTTACTCGACCATATGTTTCAATGGCGGAATCACCACTAACACCTATTGGGCTAGTACCAGTCTTGGTTACACTTTCTAAACCGAAGATGTAAGCTGCTGTACTGCTTAGTTTAACCAACAATCTTGCGTCTCTACCGTAATGGTCAGTTCGGAAGGCCAAGTTATCACCTTCAGCATAAGCAGTCCAACCACCGGGTAGGGTTCCACCATTAGCCACTTTCTGAGAATTAATTTCAGTTACGATAGCAGACAAAGCTTGGTCGGAACCTTCCAAATCTACCAAGTCAATCAATTGTGGAACATTGTCGATAAGCACATTGTCTGTACCGTCAATAACGATTTGAATATTCAAACCAGTTAGACCAGTTAAGTCATAGTTACCAGCAGTTTGGTAAGATGCTGGATATTGAGCTAGCGTACCAACTAAGGTAGCCAAGGTCATACCAGTACCTAGACCAGTGATGTTAATATATTCTGGGGTGACACCACCATCATAAAGTGGGCCACCGTAGATAGCGTCTTGTACGGATACCAGTTCTAGTTCTGCATCTGGGCCATATGCAAAAGTGGTCATAACCGAGATGGTATCACCAGTAGATGCATAAAACTCAATGCCATCAATATCACCCACTAGTTGTGCATTGAGTTCTTCAACCAATTGGTCAACGCTGTAAGAACCAGCCAAGACAACTAATGTCTTAGACTGAAGCACACCGTTTAGTCTCCATCGGAAGAAACTATCAGTTGCGAACACATATGGGCCAGCAGTGTCAGATTCGATAGCGATTTGACCACCAGCGGAAGGAATATCTACTTCAGCAATTTGTGCTTGTTCGTCACTTACATTCTCTTCTTCAGCAACACGAACAATGTAAAGTTCATTTGCTATCAAGAGGTATTGCTGAGCAGCATAAATCATGTATGGGTCGCTGGACTCAGGGTGAGGATAACCAAAAATTGTTGTTAGTTGTCGTTGAGAAGCAACCAATGTAGGAACATTAATAGGCCCCTTGCTAGCAAATCCTACTAAGCCCGCTCTGTGGAAGGACTGCTCAGGTGCTATGAAGCTATTGTCTACTTCTGTGATTCGGACGCTTGGCGAAATAGTATTTGAAGATGGAAAGCCTCTTGATATAGCCATGCTAATTCTCCCTTATGGAACTTATTTTATGTATCTAGTCGTGATGAGTTTCAAATTTTCAATTCTTTTAATATATTCTGTCGCCATTTCATCTTCAATAACAACAGTGTTTTTGTTAGCTCCTACTCCGGGGATGTTTAAACAGGTAAACCCTCTTGGAGTAGTTTTACTTCTCACCAATACTTGAATTGGACTTTTCAGTTTATTCGTAATCTCGATCATTGAAATTCCTTTACTGCATCTTCGAGTTGTTCGATGACTTGAGCAATATCTGTTTCGTCATTGCCATCGACCAAATCAATTTTTGTTTTTAAGACAGATTTGTATCTCGAAAGAGGCTGAGGCATATATGTTTCAGCTTTCATAGTGAACTGGTATTTATAAACATTTACTGCTCTGTCGCCAGGATCTATTTCAATGTTATTACCAATACTTTCCAGCTTAACACCAATTTCCCAAGACACGCCTTTCACTTTTATGTATGCGAGGGGTGTCAATTTCTTCATGATTTGTTCGAAAATCTGATTCATGTCTTCTCGATACAAAGTCCACGCATATAATGTGTAAGAAACATTCAAAGGTATACCTCTGGAAACACCAAATACAGTGTCTCGGTCATATTTTTCTTTGATAGCAAACCCAGGTTTACCACTTCTATTCTTCAAAAAGTCTTTTGCTTTATGATAAGTGTATCTACTCAAATCCATTTGACAATCTGATTGATGTATGGCTAATATTGGCAATGTAATTCTGTCTACCACTAACGAATTATCTTTGCGATAATTAGGAGACAACACTGCTAACACAGCCTTTTCTTGTGTACCCCAGATAATAGGCACTTGATGTAATTTACCTGCATCATCTTGTACAACCACATCACTAAACATATCCATCATTGCTTCATCTGTGCCACGTACAGCCTTCGAGTATCTGTGTAGCGTTGTTCTATCTGGCTCTTCACCCATTCCTTTTTGTTCATTGACGATATAACCCTTCTGCATAGGGTCGCATAATTGACTATGTCCAACATTCATCTTACTCAAAGTAAAATCGTCTAACCAATCTACACCAGTACCAGATGTATGGTTTAAATTAACACACCCAGGTTCGTCACTACAATAACCTGGAGTTGGATCGGCAACTACATTTTTTATCGGGCCTGGGTCAGCACATTGTTCTAAAGACATTATAATCCTCTTATTGCATCAATATTGTAATCTGGCTTTTTCTTTAATTGAGTTATCCTACCTTCACCAGTAGTAAGAGATTCTTGGAATTTCTTAACCATTACCTGCAATCTCAATTCTCCCCATAATTTAAACTCTTCGACATTGTTTTGAATGACTACCCAATTTTCACGTCGGTGAACTGTATAGATTCTGGAACCTATTTTTGGTGGGTGTCCTATTTTTTGAAGAACATCTTTGTAATTGAATTCAATTAATATTTCATCTGGTGAATCCATACCAAACACTGTCATTGCATTTTGAGATGGAACTGGATCGTATACAGCCATCAAACAAATTGGATTTGGATTCCACAACTTACTTCTATCTTCCAAATATAATTGGTCAACAGATTGCATCTGTATCAATACTTCATAATACTCTACTGGGGCACCACCCATATTAATTGCTTCTTGATCCCAAGTGTTGAATAAATCAAACTCTGGATTGTTGGGGTCAAAAGATTGTATCCCGTTTGATAGGCTAAATGGGGAGCCATCTGGATTTGTAATAGGCATACCGTTATATACGGTTATCAATCATCAATTTCTTCTCTTGTATATTTAGAATGATGCATCCTATAACAACCAAGACATTGCCAAGAC